TGAACACTTTGAAGTTGTTCTTCATTAAGAACTTTCAGATATTGTTTTGCCACTGTCCTATTGCACTGATAAACTTCTTGTATTGCATCAAGATTAATGTCTTTATCAGCCTTAGGCCATTTTGAGAATCTCTTACGCTTTCGTAGTACAGCACGGTAATAATCAAACTGTGCTGCTGGGAACAATTCATGCCTCTGGTTCATTTCATTAGCATGAAGTATCGTATCTTCGAAGTTCGTAAACCCACGGTTAACAATATAAGCATTGTATTGTTTTTCCGTTACGTCTGGTATGTCGCTATCTCTTATGATATCCGCTTTACTAAAAGAAGCGGCATTCATAAAATCAAACGGACTTAAATCACCCTTTGCCATTTTGTATTTCCTCTATGTTCATAAGAATTTCGTTCATGTCTTTTGCACAAGTTGCGCACATTTTGAGTTCCGCTTCACCATCCGATGCTTGGTACTTTAGAGTGTATTCTTCACCTCCTTCTACACTCACGTCGCAATTAAAGCATTGGTATGATTTTTGGAAATCAATTTTCATTAGACATACTCGGATTCAATCATAACTTCAGTTAAAAAGGCAACCATGTTAACCTCTTGGTCAGCTACGAAATTACTCTTATACATATAGTCAGCGAGAGTCACAACAAAACCAGGTTGGGTTTTAAATTCTACTCGTTCTTGCATCATATCATAGATACGTCTGAACATCTCATTCATATCTTGGTCTGAGTTCTTTGCTACCCATTTACGCATATTCGTAAAGTCTTTTGATTTGAGTAAGTTATATAACTCATCAATACTTTCTTGTTTTAGATTTACAAATATACCTTCGTCGATTTTACCTGAAGCTGCATAAGATTGTAGTTCAGTCAATACACGACGGAAGTCTGGGAAATGTTTTTCAATAACTTTTGCTACAACACCTTTATCGTAAGCAACATTCTCATTCTCAAGAATATTGATAACACGTTTAAAGAATTGCATAGCAAGAGCTGGACGCTCTGTCGTTTCAATAGTAAAATCTACTTCAGATAACCTTGAACGAAGCGGAGCAATAATTCTGTTTTTGAAATTGCAAGTAAATATAAATCCACAGTTCGCTGAATATTCTTCAATGAAATTACGAAGAGCAGGTTGTACATTTGCTGCACTGAGATAATCTGCTTCGTCAAAGATTACATATTTTCTGCCTCCACCAAGGGAAACAGCACTTGCATAAGTTGAGATATCATATCGAAGAGTGTCGATATTCACATTAAGAGAACCATTTTTAACGATATAGTCACAGCCCATCTCATCGAGCATAGCTTTAGCGATCGTAGTTTTACCTACTCCTGGTCCGCCGGTTAGTAATAAATTGGGTACACTTTCGTCATTTACGAACTTACGAAAAGTGTTTTTCATTTTTTCTGGTAAGATTGTATCGTCAATTGTTTGCGGACGATATTTCTCTACCCAGAGTACTTCATTTTGTTTGTGTTGCATAGTTCACCAATAATCATAATATAAAATAAATTGAGGGCGGGGATAAGCGAATGCTGTATCCCCTGTTCTCGAGAAAGAGTGTTGGTCTTAGTCAACCAACTTGTCAGCTAATTCACCGGTTGCTGGTTCGGCTACATCCACACTTTCTTCTCCGTTAGGAGCTTCTTGCTGTGGCATGTTTTGTCTCAAATAAGCTTCAAGCTTATTCCTTAACATTCCGACACCTGCCAGTTCATTACCTTGGAACCCGCCTCTTGTTGATACTACATCAATAAGTTGCAGGACTGTTGAGAGGTCGTTCATATTGATTACGACTTCTTCTTGCTGTTGCTGGCCACCGAAGTTGCCTTGTACTGCGTCATTCATAGTTTCACCTATCCTTTATTATATGTTGACTTTGAATCTATTGCCACAAAGTAAGTGACGTTGTCCCCTTTGAATTCTGAAATCCCTTTTGAACAAATGGTAACTTCATAATCCATCGGCATTAGTTTCAAGTTATCAGTTTTAATGATGACTCTAAACTCATCGTCAGTTTCACCAATTTCAACACCAAAGTCATCTGCGTTGTCATTAGCACTGTCGATTGCTTTGAGATAACACTTGCCGCTTTCGCCGACAAACGCAATCTCGGTAAACTGAAGAACTCCTGCTGCTTTGAGTACTGAAGAAAGGTCACTTTCTGTTACACTCACAACAACGTCTTCAGATGGTATATTTATATCTTTTTCAGGCGGAGTATGAATCATAGAGATGTCTGCATAGACATACTTGGTTCGTCTCTTACCTTCAGATATAATAAAGTATTTATCTCCAAACTCAACGTCTGGGTCATTATACAAGCTTAATATTGAAAGAAATCTAGATAAGTCATATACACAAGCTTCGCTTGGTATTTCATCTGGGATTTCTGCAATCGCAATAAGCGTTTTTTCTGGAGTAATCGTCTTAATAGTATTACCGGGCTTTAACAAAACTGATTTGTTAATTGCAGTAAAACTTTTTAGGACACTCAAGGTTTCGTTAGAAAATTTCATAATATAAATTTCTCCTGATTTATGAAAGGTTTATTATAACATACTTTTAGTAATTTGTCAACCACTACTTATAACTCTTTTTACTAGAAGTGTTATCAGCAGTTGCTGTCACTCCAAGCTCTGCAATGGAACCCATACCACCTTTAAAGATATATGTTCCTGTGTGGTTTAGCTGCATCCAAGGACACATCCAAACTTTCAGACCCGCTTTACGGGCTTGCTTACAGAAGAAATAATCTTCTGATAAGTAACGCTTAGAATCTGGGTCAATAACACAATCAAAGAAAGCTGTAATTTCTCTTGTGCCATCAAACTGTTCGGTTCGTACATGGTCTGGTAAATAGGAAAGCTCTGGATAAGCATCACGGTATTTCTCTAATGCTTCTCTTGAGATTAACATAAATCCAGTTCCTGCTTCTTGTACTTCAACCGGCTCACTCAATTTAAATGATTGCATACCTTTAACTGGGTTGAATACAAAGTCTGATGTAAATCTTTCTAGTTCAAATGGATTCTCATCTGATTTACCCATTTGTGCAGCTCTAGCTACTTTTTCCCATGCAATTGTTTTCTTAGGATAAGGTCCTGTTACAATTGGATATTCTTCTGGGTCTTGTAAATGTAAACCAAGTAATGCTAATGCATCACGAGGATTGAATGCAATATCTGCATCAATGAATAATAAGTGAGAACAATCTGAACGGAGGAATTCGTCTACAATATAGTTCCTAGCACGTTGTACAAGGCTCTCATTGAAAAGGAAATAGTATTTTAATGGGATACCATGAGTAGCACATAACATGCTTAGATCGTTGGTAGCTTTTGTGTAAAGGCCCGTTGCTTGACCCCCATACATTGGTGTACCAACAAAGATACTATGCTTTCTTAGTTCTTCTGTTTTAATTTCAATTTTCATATTTGCTCCAAATCATTTTCTGCTCTTACGATTGCTTGTAACCTAAGTACATCTGCTAATACATCCCAAGAACTATCATGCGCTTTAAATGTTTTATCCCATTTTTCTGTGTCGGCAATAGGACAGAATCCGTTTTGTTTGTTTTCAAAGTTAAATTTAGCATCAATATAAGTTCTCATATCACGTACCATATAGTATTTCAAATAGTTATAGAGATGAGCTTTACGACCTTGACTATCAAAAAGTCTTGTAATAATAATTGGGTCGAAAGCATTACCACGAGTCCACCAATGGCCGATATTTTCGTCAACAACTAAGTTGTGAAAATTTGATACGAACTCTTTTACTGTAAGGTCTTGCTGTGATGGTTTAATTTTATCACGAACTTCTTTAGATTGTTCTGACCAAAACTGAATTACATCTTGTTCAATCTCATAACCATATTCCTTAACTTGTTCTGCAACATTAAGCTTAAACCTACGAGTTTTATTGATGTCTGCTGGAGTATAAGGATTTGTAGTAAAATTATCCCAGTCAAAAATCATTACTGAACAGTCAACGACCGCACAAGTTGTAGGCTCTGTGCCCATTGTTTCAAAGTCAAGTACTAAATGTTTTTTCATGTCATAAACTCGGTTATATCTACAGATGAGTGACTATCACGAATACGCTGTGATAAATTGTCTTGGTACATAAATGTAGCATCTTCCATCGGTAATTTTTTCTCTATTGCTTTCTTAACCTGAGTAGCCATATCCCTTGCAGTTTTGTAAGGTACATTTTGGCAGATATGGTTGATGCTTTTCTCTGGGTCAAGTAATTCATAATCTTCAGGAAGTCCCATGATGTTCATTGCTTCCCTTATGTTTATATATCTATCTTCGACGGGGTGAGTAAGAACATGTGGCATATGTACTACAAATGCTCCAATGTATCGAATAGGAATTACTGTTCCTCTCCACATTACTCCACCACCTGCTTTAAGTTTTTCATATCGTCTCATACATTTATCGGCTTCTCTATCAAGTCCTAGCCCTCTCATGTATTCAGATACTTCAGCATAGTTTTTACCGTGGTGGTGTATGATTTCACTTTCAACATTATACGATGCTCTTGTGAATGTTTCGTCTTCTCTTAATTCTGCTGCAAAATCACTATGAGTCATTCCGCCTTTTATTTCTTCTAATAAGTATTTGTAGTATGGGTCATCTTGAGATGGAATACGCTTATTAATTGTTTCTGTTTGGAAATTAGATTTTGTTTCTAATAACAAGTCAGTAATGGTTGGCATCTCTTTGTCAAAATACTCAAATACTGGTACCTTATTTTTAAATACATCTTTTTTCCAAAAGAAATAAAACGATCGCCTACGAACTTGAGGATTACCATGCAACAATGTCTTTGTAGTATAAATGGTCATGTTATAACCAGCTTCTTGCCCAATTTCCATAAGCTTCTTTTTCATAAATGCGCCAACATTAGTAGCAAGAGCAGGAGCGTTTTCACCCCATAAAACTTTAGGAGCAATCTCATTGAGTACAAATTTTGTAGATTTTACAAGCCATTGGTTATTTGGATTCTGTTCACCATAAGAATTGTGATAACTACTCAAACCTGCACAAGGACATACTGACGATACCACATCAACTTTCTTATATCGCTTAGGTGCATTCTCGCCATCAACAACGTGATATGGAATATCGTGGTCGTGTTCTTTATAATAATTTAACAAATGCTTTTCATTACCTTCAAATCCGCCGTATGTCATTAAATACTCAGGCTTCTGTCCGTAAGCTTCGTCAGATGCTAATATCTCCCCTCCAATCAGTGGGATAATTCCTGCATGTTTCATTCTACTACTCCTAAAAGCTCACTTCTTTGTGTTGCTTTATCTAGTGGGTGGTTATCATAAAGACATTCTTTTTGAGCCTTACCCAGTTTTGTTAATTCTTCAACAGACATATTTTCAACACTTTCAATTGTATTTCCAACGTATGCCTCCCCGTAAATTGCACCCTCTGCATCTGAACATACAAGTACTGACTCTACATCAGCAACCTGTTGAACACGAGATCTCCACCAACCGGAACCTGCATGGTAATATTCAGGCATCATGCAACCCCAGTTCTCATTATAAATTTTGCACATCTCAGGCTCTTTAACTCTATATGTTTCAACGCCTTTAGTTTGTTTTGTTTCTCGTCTTGGGCCAAAGTTTAGTACATCCCATGTTGGTTTCTGTTTGTTGAACCAACCCATAGTTTTACTTTGTACAATAGATGAAAATATCCATCTGAGTTTTTTCTCATCGGGTGGAATAATAATTGGTTCTTCGTCAAAGAATCCAAGTAATCCAATATCCTCACCATAGTTGTTTTCAGGCCTACGATTAAGATTGTAAGGATTTGGATTATAATTAATAATCTTACCTTTATAATCAATTTTAAATTTGTCGTTGTCACCACCAGCAAATGTACATAAAATCAAGTCATTCTGTTTTTGATTTACAATATTACATGCTTCAATGAACGTATCAATATGTTTACCCATATCTTCAAGTGGTGTGTCACCCTTATATAGATTTGCTAGGTATGTATTTGTTCCATAGTCAAAGAATGGTTTGCCCGATTCTTTATGAGCAATAAGATTTTCTTCATACAATTTAAATGAGATGAATACTTCACGCACTTGCCAATCATCGTTAGCAAGAATTGCATCAGGTCTTGCTGTCAATGCGTATAAAGCGTCGAAAGCATGGTGAGCAAAAGATTTAACAGATGAAAGATAGATAATAACTTTATCATATCCGCTAAGGTCTTCGCCAATTGATACTGTTCGTTGTTCAATCTCGTGGCCCATATCTTCAAGGCATCGAATTAAACTGTAATGTGAGTTTAGAATTTTGAGCTCTTTACCAAGATAGTAATCTTTAGTACATTGCTCTTTGTTAAACCCTGTGATTAAGATTTTCATAATATCTCCATTCTATAGTTTGGATTCCCACTCCAAAAACTTTTGTTCGTCAAATAATTTAGTACCTCCAGCTGTGGTTATGTGCTGAATGTATTTACCCTTTTTACCCCAGTGACCCCATTCGTTACTAATGCTTGTGTATTTACCATAATGGTTACCGACTAGGACATTAAACAATGATTGGTCATGCTGTGGTTGAGGCACATCAAGTTGTGCTCTCCAGTGGTCTTTTGTTGCTTCGTAATATTTTCTATCAAATAAAACTGTACCTGAGCAAAAGTATATATGCTCATCAGGTATTCCTAAGCGTTCGTTAAATCTTTTTTGTTTTGCAGCTGCTGCTTCTGTATTGTAGCCATAATCCATCATTGCTGAAAATTCATCGTTCTCAAATAAGTTAGGACAAATTTTAGTAATAATAGCATCACTATCCAAGTACATAATTTTATCGTACCCTTGCTCGAATAGTTTGTAAATATAAAGTTTATGATAAGCAGGTGAGTATTGGCTACCTAACCACTCATCTGTTGTAAGTCTGAAATACTCTGCATCATGTTGCATCGCATAAGCTTTTGCTCGTTGTGCTGAGTAATCGTAAAGTTCTTGTGCGTAATGAAATTTTTTCTTGCCTTCTGAGCGACCGCCATTCGGCTTTATCTGCACTTGAAAAACAAGGTTCTTTTCAATTGTACTCATAATGTAATCACCTAATTAATTGTATATTATAACATGTTTTTATTGGAATGTACACAATTATTTATGAAAATTTTACAGTGTAATTTCGCTGGCGTCATATATCGACCAAGCAACTCCTGCTTCTAAAAACATATTTGATGTTTTAGTAAAGGAACTCTTCCAATTATCTGGTACATCTTCTGCTGCCATAACAGTTCTTACACATCCTACTTGAATTATGCCTTTTGCACATTCATGGCAAATTGGTAAACCCCAAACGTATGCAGTT